TTTAGCAGCAGTTACTAAATCCTCTGTTGTGTAAAAACCATCTCCATATAAATTTTGTACAGCTTTTCCAAATTCACCACCTTCTACAAGGTTTATTTCACTAGCAGCACCATGATAAAACTCGTTTTGACCTCTAGTATCAGGCAAATCAAACTTTACAGGTGTTGTATTTTTAGGTTTTGTTATAGGAGGTTGTTTATCAAGACCAAGATCTAATATCTCATCACCGAGATTATCAACAACATTATCTGTCATTAAGATCTCATCTCGTCTTGATAATCTTTTAATTACTCTTTCATATAACTCAGGTGTTTTCTTTATAGCTTTCACACCTACACCAAAAGCAGTAAGAGCTTCACCTGCTAATAAACCACCACCTGCTTGTCTTAATCTTGCTTCAGCTACACCTATCTCTTCTGGTGTCTTTGCTTTTAACACGTCACTAATAGGGGTTGCAAGTCTTGGGTGCTTGTCGATCATGTTGAACAAGTTCTCTTCATAAGGATCTTGTACAACAGCATCAGTGATAAAACCTGCAAGAGCATTTCTAGTCCAAGCATTATTCATTCCTACTAGCTTTGTACCTTTCAATCCTTTACTGATAACACCAGCAGGTAATAAGAATTGTGTTATAGCTTGTGGTACGGTATATGCCCAATCTTCTTTATCACCTTTTATTTCAAGACCTAATGCCTGTAGATCTATAAGCTCATT